ATCTGTTTGTGCCATTGCATTTGGTGGAGATAAAACTGTAACAAGTGGAACTTTTACTATAGAATTTCCAGCAGCAGACGCAAGTAACGCTATACTTAGAATAGCATAAGGGGTTACTCCTTATGGCTAATACTTGGAACCTATCCGGTACTACCTGGGGACAGAATGCTTACGGCCTACAATCAGACGTTAGTGTAACTCTTACTGGTTTATCAACAACAACAGCTATTGGTTCAGTTTCAATTACTGTAGAAAATTTTGCAGGTTGGGGTTCCGATACATGGGGTTTTGAAAATTGGGGAGAATCCTCTCTTGACGTATCACTAACAGGTTTATCAACAACATCTTCTCTTGGTGCACTTTCAGCTTCTGTAGAAGAGTTAATTCCATTAACAGGACTTTCAACAACTTCTGCATTAGGTTCACCCGTTGCAAGATCTGATGTTTCATTAACTCCAACAGGACTTTCAACTACATCTTCTATAGGTGCAGTTAATATTAATGAAACACATATACTAACAGGTTTATCGACTACATCTGCGGTAGGAGCACTAGCTCCAAGAACAGATGTTTCATTAACTTTATCCGGACAATCAGTTTCAACTTCTCTAAATAGTTTAATTATTTTTGCTGGAGCTGTTTTAACACCAGCAGGAACAGGTGCAACTTCTGCAGTAGGTTCACTTACAACTGATGTAGAAAATTTTATTCCGTTAACGGGAGTTTCAACAACGTCTTCTGTTGGATCTGTTAATATTAATGAAGCACATATTTTAACTTCACCGGGAGCTTCAACAGCTTCTGTTGGTGCAATTTCACCAGACGCACAGACAGTAGGACTAGTTGGACAAGGATTACTATTATCTCAATTTGGAACACTATCTCCACAAATAGATGTTTCATTTACTTTGACAGGAGTTTCAACAACCTCTGCAGTAGGTTCTATCTCACCTGGTATAACTGAAATAATTACACCAACTGGAGTATCAACAACATCTGCAGTAGGTGCAATTGACATTGGGTTAACAATATTTCCAACTGGAGTATCAGCTACATCTTCCGTAGGTTCACTTGTTATTGGGTTAGGAGTACCTTTAACAGGAGTTTCAACGACATCTTCAGTAGGTTCTATTTTACCTGCAGATGTAATGGGTTTGACCGGAGTATCAACAACATCTAGTGTGGGTAGCGTAGGAACACTTGGATATAAACGTATTGTAGCAACACAAAGTGCTGGTTACACAACTGTAACTCATGCTTAAAAATTGTTGACTTTATGTATATAAGTAATATAAATTAACAAGCTAACAGGAGAACAAAATAATGGCATCAACTTTTACGGATCTTGGCTTAGAGCTAATGGCAACCGGCGAAAACGCTGGTACTTGGGGAACAAAAACTAACGCAAATTTAAGTCTTATTGAACAATTAACTGGTGGTGTTCTAGAAGTTTCTATTGCTGGTGGTGCAGGAACAACTACTTTAGATATAGACGATGGTGCTTTAACAGGTACTGCTCAACAAAGAGTTCTAGAACTTACGGGATCTATAACAGGAAACAGAGTTGTAACATGGCCTCTTCTTACAGAAAATTTTTACATAGTTAAAAATGGCACATCAGGTGCTTACACAGTACAATTAAAAGCAGCTTCTGGTTCAGGAGCAACGGTTACTTTTTCAGCTACCGACAAAGGATATAAACTTATTTATCTTGATGGTGTTGCAACTAACACTGGACTTTTTGAAGCGGCTTTAGGAGAAGAAAACGAAGTAACTCTTACTGGAACAGAAACTTTAACAAATAAAACTTTAACTAGTCCTGTAATAAACACACCTACAACAACAAGTCCTAAAATTATAACAAACATTTTAGACACAAATGGAAACGAATTAATTAATGTTACCGCAACAGGTTCAGCAGTAAACGAATTTACAATTGCAAATGGTGCGTCAGGTGGTGGACCAAGATTATCAGCAACAGGTGAAACTAATGTTGATTTAGATTTATTAGCTAAAGGTACTGGTCATGTAACTATAATGGGTGACACTAACCCAGGTTCAATTCAGCTTAATTGCGAACAGAACTCCCACGGTATTAAACTTACGTCACCTGCACACTCAGCTAATCAGTCCTATGAACTTAAATTTCCCACTGGAAATGTTACAGCAGATAGATTTTTAAAAGTAGCTTCTGTATCGGGTTCAGGTACTACAGGCGTTGGTCAATTATCTTTCGCTGAAGTATCAGGTGGTACATCATGGCAAGCAGTAAAAACTTCTGGTTTTACAGCTGTTGCTGGTGAAGGTTATTTTATTAATACAACAAGTGGTGCCATAGAAATGGACTTACCTGCAGGGACTATTGGAGACGAAGTATCTTTTATAGATTATGCAGGAACATTTGATTCTAACGCACTTACAGTTGATCCAAATGGTTCAGAAAAAATTGCAGGATCTACGGATAGTTTAACAGTTTCAGTAGAAAGAGCGGCTAACACACTGGTCTATGTAGATGGAACTCAGGGTTGGCTCTTAAAAAATAATTAAGGAGCTTAATGACATTATATAGAGATATTCAAGGATTTGCCATCAAGTCTTATGCAGGTGATCCAGCTAATCCTAAAGAAGGACAAGTTTGGTACAATTCAGTTTCACAGAAATTAAGGGGTAGAAATAATTCAGCTACCGTAACAATTACAACATCTTAGAATCATGAGTACTTATAAACAATTAGTTGGAAAATATGTAAAATCATATTCAAGCGATCCTTCTGTATCTTATGCTGAAGGTGAGCTTTGGTATAATACAAGTAGTAATACTTTTAAAACATCTGTCCTAGTTTATGCATGGGCTAGTGGTGGAAATTATCCTATATCAGTAAGAGAATTTTATGGGGTAGGAACTCAAACAGCAGGACTAGGTTTTAATGGAACATCTCCTGGAGGTACAAATATTTCATCTGAGTATAATGGATCATCTTGGGGCAGTGTAGTTAATCCTGGTATTTCTGCAATAGCAAGAGCAGGTTCAGGAACTCAAACAGCAGCTTTAGCCTTTGGTGGTGAAAACCCAGGTCCAGCTTTTACTAGTACGGAAGAATATAATGGATCATCATGGACTGCACAAAATACTTTAGGATCAGGAAGATATGCTTTAAATGGTGCTGGAACACAAGGAGCAGGATTAGCTATTGGTGGGAGATCAGGCGGAAGTTCACCTGCCGCAGTAGAAGAATATGGTGGTACTTCTTGGACATCTGGAGGTGGACAACCTTCAGGAACTTCTTATGCAGGAAGTTGTGGCACACAAACAGCAGCAATCGTTTTTGGTAGTGCTCCATCAGCCACTACTGCTTCTTATGAATACGATGGTTCTTCATGGACAACAGGAGGAGTTTTACCAACAAGTGTTCAACGTACTTCAGGTGCAGGAACTCAAACAGCTGCTTTACAAGCTGGAAATGGTCCACCAGCTACAGGTCTTACTTCGGCATATGATGGTACTTCTTGGGCAGCAAGACCTTCAATGGCAACTGCTAGACAGAATCTAGCGTCTTCAGCAACAGGTCCATCTTCTGCTTCTATGGTATTTGGTGGTAATCCTGGTTCTGGTACTACAAACGCAACAGAAGAATTTACAGGAACAGCTACTATACAAACAGTAACAACAAGTTGATAATGAATAAAATTTAAGTTATATTAAAAAATAAGGAGTAATAATTATGTCACTATTTATATACGGAACAGCTGCAAATACAGGTAAAGATTTTTTTACCTATCAAGATAGATTAGATTTTTATCTTTCATCACAACCGGGAAATGTATGGGTTATTGGAAACAATGAAAAAGGAGCTGTTTGGTTAGCTAATAAAAATGGTATTGCAAAAACCAAAGCAGAAGCACAAGCTATTGTTGATGCAGAAATAACTGCAGCACAAACAGAATGGGATGCTACCTCTGATGAATTTAAAACAAAAAATGAAAGACCGACTCAGATAACATTACCCTAGGAATTTATAATGAGTAAATACAATGAACTTAACGGATTAAAAGTAAGATACCTATCAGCAGATCCCCCTAGTCCAGAAAACGGTGAAGTATGGTATAATTCAGCTGTTGTACGTGCTCAAGGTATTGCGGGTGCAGGCGCATGGTCCTCTGCTGCATCAGCTCCGTCAGGACTTTCAGGAGCAAATATGGCTGGTAATAACGGAGATGCTATGGCATGGGGAGGTGATAACGGAGGTGGAACTCCTACTTGGCCTAGAACTTCATATCATTATAATGGATCTTCTTGGACATCAGACGGAACTATTCCTACAGGAATAAGCGCTGGAGGACAAGCAGGAGCAGGACACACTGATGCTATAAAGTGGGGAGGTTATAATCCCCCAGGTAGTACGGCAGCCATAACAGATATATTTAACGGTTCATCTTGGACAGGAAGTGGAAATTTAAATCAACCCAGACAATATGCTTATTGGGTTGGAGCCGGACCACAGACAGCAGCTGTTGCAATCGGCGGAGCTCCAAGCCTGGCTAAACACGAACATTTCAATGGATCTAGTTGGACAGTAAAAACAGATTTTCCTAGCGGAGCAAATTCTGTATATGCAATTGGAACACAAACGGCAACTCTAGGTGTCTCGGGTGCTAATGGAACAACAGCATCTTGGGACGGTTCATCTTGGACTGGAATCCCAGCTAGTTTAAATACTAATAGACAGTATGGAGCAGCAGGAGGTGCAAACGCTAACTCAGCATATGTATTTGGAGGATCTCCATCTGGGACGGCAGTTGAATTATATAATGGCACAAGTTGGGCTACACAACCTTCTATGGCTAGAGCTAGAAATTCTTATGGTGGATCAGGAATTTCAAGTAATGCGTTAATAGCTGGACAAACATATGGTAATAGTTCTTGTGAAGAATTTAATATTCCATTTGGAACTGCAACAATAACTTCAAGTTAGTCTTTACATATCTTTTTAAATAACTATATTAAGGTTATTCAATGAAAGGAATACAATGACAGAAAAAAGAAATATACATGCACTAATAGAAAAAGAAGCGCCTAGCTTAAATAATTTATTAGATCCAAATGATGTAAAAGAATTTAAAGAAATGACATCTGAGTTAAGAGATACTTGGACTAAGAAACAAGTTTTTAGAACTGAAACAGAAATGAGAATGTCTGTTTTACAAGATGCTAAATATCCAACCATGGCTTCAAAGTACTGGCAGTGCGTTAGAGAACAGAATGTATTTTTAGAAAATTTAATGACTTTGTCTTTTGATGCTAGACGTAATGAAGTTAAATTAAAAAGATTACAAGAAAAATTAAAGACAGAAGAAGATCCATTAAAAAAAGAATTACTTCAAATAGATATAGATCAAAAAACTTATGCAGTAGCTAATATGCAATTAGAAGCCAGAGATAGAATGAGAGAAATTAAACTCTGGTCAACACTTAAAAAAGAATTTAATGATGGTTCATTTGATACTAAAGATGTCAACAGACATCAGTTAGAATCTTATCATCAGATTATGAAAAACAAAGCAGAGACATTAACTCAAGGATCATCTCAGCCAGAAGTATTTAATGTATTAGGACAGTTACAAACTATAGAAAGAGTTAAAAAATCAGGAGAAATGATTTACAACAAGAAAGAAGAATTGACTAATGATCTCGGAGCCACAGAAAAATAAAAAATTTTTATTTTTAGTAGCACAACCACGATCGGGTAATACTTTATTTGCAAGTATTATGAATCAGAATCCTGAGATAGCTGCAACTGCTAATTCTATTACTCTAGAAATAATGAAAGATTTGTTTCTACTTAAAAAAACTGATGTATTTCAAAATTTTCCAGATCATAAGTCTTTAGATAATGTATTAGATACAGTTTATGACACTTATTATAAAGATTGGCCTCAACGTATAATCATTGATCGTGGACCCGTCATGACACCCGGTAATTTTCAATTAATGCAAAAGCATTTTAAACGTCCTTTTAAATGTATAGTATTACTTAGAGATTTAATGGATGTATTAGCTAGTTATATGCAGTGGTATACGGAAAACCCTGATGCTTTTCCTAATAGATTTGGTTTACAAACTGATGAAGAAAAACTAAGTGTAATTATGAACAAAGATGGTGCTGTTGCAAAAGATTTAGAAGCTATAAGAAATTCATATAAATATAAAGATATGTGTCACTATGTAAAGTATGATGATATGGTTACAAATCCTGAACAAGAGTTTAAAAAAATATATCAATTTATAAGAGAACCTTACTTTAATCACAACTTTAAAAACCCAGGTAATGTAAAAGTTAATGGTTTAGCTTATGATGATAAAATTGTTGGTAGTAATATGCATAAACTATTTGCAGGTAAAGTTAGAAAAGTATATAATCCTTACATTGAAAAAATTCCAGAAAGGATACGACAGAAATATGGACACATCAGATTTTAATTTTGTATTTTTAGGTCAATCGGTATTAAGATATCAGGTGCCTCTTGATATATATAATAATATTAACCATATTTATGAAACAAAGTATCCTGAATTAAAACCAGCTAACAAACAATTAGTGGGTAAGATAGAGAAAGAACATAGTTTATTTTTTAATGGTGAAGATAGTCCTAAAATGACTAAACACAATCATTTACCTAAAGACATATTGCATTGGTTTGAATCAAAATTCAAACACTATTTAGATTGGAATGCAACGATAGGATACAGCTTACATTTAAATTCTATTTGGGTTAATCAAATGTTTGAACATGAATACAATCCAGTGCACGTGCACCAAGGATCATTGTTTACAGGTCTATCCTCTGTTATGATTTTAAAACTACCAGAGTCTTATGGTGTAGAATATTCTGCATCAGATTCACCACAGAATGGTAGACTACAAATATTAGGTTCATCGTCAGGTCAATTTGCTCATGTAGATTATCAACCCGATGTTAAAGAAAGAGATTTTTTTATATTTCCATATGACATGAGACATTGTGTTTATCCTTTTAACGGTCCCGGTATGAGACGAACGCTAGCTGCAAATATGGATGTGCATTATGACCCAATTAAAAATAGAGGAATAAATTAATGTACGAAAATAGACACATTACAGAACCTAAATGGAAAAGTTGGATAGTTCAAACAACAACACCATTATTTACACCCGATCAATGTAGACAAATTATTGAATCCGGTAAAGCACAGAAACCAGAAACAGCACAAGTAGGTGGAGGTAAACCAGGGGGTGGAACCAATACAAAAAAAAGAGTTACAACAATTAGTTGGATACCGTTTAAAGAAATGTCACACATGTATATAGACCTTAATAATTTTATACAAAAAACAAATGAAAATCATTTTGGTTTTGGTGACATACAAATAACGGAACCAGCACAGTTTACAGAATATCCTGAAGGAGGGTTTTATGATTGGCACATGGATTGTGATATAAACATGCAACACGAACCACCTGTTAGAAAAATATCTATGACTCTTTTATTAAATGATCCGTCAGAGTTTGAAGGTGGACACTTAGAATTAATGGCACCGGGTAAATTTGCAAAACTTAAACAAGGTCATGCAATTATATTTGCATCGTTTTTAAATCATAAAGTTAATCCAGTAACTAGAGGTACAAGGCAGTCTCTTGTGGTTTGGTTTGGAGGAAAACCTTTTAAATGATTAGAGCAGAATTTTTTCCCACAATTGTTTTTGGTAAAGATATAAAATTAGATAATGTTAAACTAGCACAAGACATTGTTAATTGGTCTAATCAAGATCAAGGAGTACATAAAACAAATTACAAAGGATGGCATTCTACAACCGACATGGCAGAAAAACCAGAGTATCAAAATTTGATTAACGAATTAATGATTATGTGTAAAGATGTATTTAAAGAAGAGTGGTTAGATAGAGAACCGGTCCTTGGTAATATGTGGGCTAATATAAATCCTAAAGATGGGATGAATCAAGCTCATTTACACCCAAACTCACTATTCTCAGGTGTGTATTATGTTGAGTCAAACCCACAAGCTGGTAGACTTAAGATACATGACCCAAGACCAGGAGCACAAATAGTAATGCCTGCAAGAATAGAAGGCAACCCTCCTCAACATTTATGGAGAGATGTTAATATTGATCCTATTCCAGGACGTATTATAATGTTTCCTTCATGGTTATGGCATTCGGTTGAACCTAACCAGTCAAATAATTTAAGAATATCAGTAAGTTTTAATTTTATACAACATGGCTTTTAATAAATATCAAGTTATCAAAAATGCAATTAACCACGAGTTGGCTAATTTTATATTTAACTATTTTCTTCTTAAACGAGATGCGGTCAGTTTTATGTATAAGAACAATATTATTTATGACAATGGAATGTTGGGTACGTGGACAGATGATCAGATACCTAATACTTACTCTCATTATGCTGACCCTGTAATGGAAACTCTACTAGTTAAAGTACTACCAAAAATGCAAAAGGAGACAGGTTTAAATTTAATACCTACTTATTCTTATGCTAGAGCTTATAAAAAAGGTGATGAATTAAAGAAACATAAAGACAGACCAAGCTGTGAGATATCTACTACAATAAACTTAGGTGGGGATCCCTGGCCAATCTTCATAGAGGGCACCAAAGTCTTACTTGAAGTAGGAGATATGTTAGTATATAGTGGCTGTGAACTTGAACATTGGCGAGAGCCTTTTGACGGGAACATATGCGGTCAAGTATTTCTACATTATAATCATGTAAATGGCCCATTTGCTGATAAAAATAGATTTGATGGAAGACCTATGTTAGGCCTACCTTCATTTGTAAAATAGTATTATAATGGATTTATATGTTACAAAAATTAGGTATTGTACCAGGGTTTAATAAACAAGTATCGGATACAGGGGCCGAAGGTCAATGGATTGATGGTGACAATGTTCGTTTTAGATATGGAAGCCCAGAAAAAATAGGTGGATGTGCTCAATTAGGAGCAGATAAACTAACAGGTGCAGCAAGGGCTCAACACAATTGGGACAATAACGCAGGACTTAAATACTCAGCAATAGGCACTAATAGAATTCTATACGCTTTTTCAGGAGGTGCTTTTTATGACATTCATCCAATCAGATTAACTTTAACTAGTTGTACTTTTGCAAGTGATGGGTCTGCTACAGTTACTGTAACTTGTTCTGCTGTTCATGGTTTAAAAGACGATGATATAGTTTTATTTTCTAACACTACTATTCCTGGTGGGTCCAGTTTATCTGCAGCTACTTTTAATGATGTAAAATTTATGGTTACTAGTGTTCCAACTTCAACTACTTTTACAATTACATTACCGGCAAATGTTACAGGAACAACTTTATCTTCAGGAAACACTTCAACAACAATTCAAATTTATTATTCCGTAGGGCCTGCACAACAAGTTGCTGGTTTTGGCTATGGTACAGGTTTATATGGAGGTACTTCTCCCGGTCCCGCAACCACTACGCTTGCAACTGCATTAACCGACACGACGACAACTGATATTATTCTTGCTAGTTCTAACTTGTTTCCGGCATCGGGGACCATAAGAATAGGTACAGAAGATATATCTTATACAGCTAACAATACGGGAACGAATACTTTAAGTGGTGGTGCTAGAGGTGTAAATGGTACAACAAAAGCAACACATACTCAAACTTCTGTAGTTACAAACGTTAGTTTATTTATTGGATGGGGACAAGCTTCTACGAATGTATTTCCTTTTGACCCGGGTTTATGGGTATTAGATAATTTTGGAACAAAATTAATTGCACTTATTTATAATGGAGAATGTTTTGAATGGGATGCTGCAGCAGCAGATGCAACTTCAACAAGAGCAACAATAATTACTAACGCACCAACAGCGTCACGTCATGTATTAGTATCAACTCCAGATAGACACTTAGTATTTTTTGGAACAGAGACAACTATTGGAACAAAATCTACACAAGATAATATGTTTATTAGATTTTCAGACCAAGAAAATATTAATGAATATACTGTAAAAGCAGAAAATACAGCAGGAACTCAAAGATTAGCAGCTGGTTCTAAAATTATGGGAGCTTCTAAAGGTAGAGATGCAATTTATGTTTGGACAGATACAGGATTATTTTTAATGCAATTTGTAGGTCAACCTTTTACATTTGCTTTTTCACAAGTTGGAAACAACTGTGGGTTATTAGGTAAGAATGCCTCTTCTGAAGTTGATGGTGTTGCTTACTGGATGTCAGAAAATGGTTTTTTTACATACGATGGTCAATTAAGATCCATGCCTTGTTTAGTAGAAGATTTTGTTTACGATAATTTAAACAGTACTCCTAGAGATTTAATTTACGCAGGTACTAATAATTTATTTGGTGAAGTTTCATGGTTTTATCCAACCGCCAATTCAAATGTTTTAGATAGAAACGTTACTTATAATTATGGTGATTCTACAACTAACCGTCCTATATGGACAACAGGAACTCTCGCTAGAACGACTTGGCAAGATTCTGCAGTTTTTGATAAACCACATGCCACTAAATATAATCCTAATGATAATGCATCATCTGACGTTGTTGGTAATACTGATGGAAGTAGTATATACTTTGAACAGGAAACAGGGAAAGATGAAACAACCAATTCAGGAACTACTGTTATCGCAGCAACTATTACTTCTGGTGATTTTGATATTACTCAAAAAAGAAGTAATACCGGAGCAACTGTAGGGATGCCTGACATTAGAGGAGATGGTGAATACATTATGAGAATTAGTAGATTTATACCTGACTTTATTAGTCAGACAGGTGCGGCTCAAGTTAGTTTTGTAACTAAAGATTATCCGAATAGTACAGGGGTCACTACAAATTTTACAAGCATTACAGATGCTATAACAAAAAAAGATGTTAGATTAAGAGCTCGATCTATAGCAATTCAAGTATCTAATACAGGGGTTGGAGAAGATTGGAAACTAGGGACATTTAGATTAGACGTACATCCAGGAGGAAGAAGATAATGGCTACTGACCAAGAGATACGAGACGCAGGTTTAAAATATATTCCACAACAAAAATATTTACAAAATCCTTTTGAGTTACCTGTTGAACCAGAGTCACCAGTAGTTAATCAAGGTATTGTAAATACAAATGCTTTTACTGGCGGCGGTGGTGGAAACGATTTTAGTGTTTACAATCCAGATCCAAATTCAATTGTAAATAGAGATTATAGACCTAACTATGATTATAGAAAAAGTGTAGACTATGATCCTAGTTTATCTGCTACAGCAAATGAAAAACAATTTGATATGGCTCAAAATTATTATAATAGACCACCACCATCAAAACTTGAGGGTCTTATGGGCATGATTCCATATGCTGGAAGTTTTATGAGAGGAGCAAATTTTTTAGGTAATCAAATAAGTCCCTATCTTCCGGTTAACAGAAGAAGAATAATGGAGAATGAATTAGGTGGTCAAGGTGTAATGGTTAATAGCATTGGACAGATTGTATCCGGAGGTGGTGATTATAATACAGCAGCTAATGTTATGGCAGGATATAATCCATATCATATGACAGCAAAAACTTTTGATGATAGAATTACAATGGCTAAAAACAAGATGTCAGCTGATACACCAGCTGCAAAAAAATATAAAGATAAAAGAATAGCCGCTCTTAAAGAAGCTAAAACAAATTTCTTAGGTGCACAAAGTAAAACAGATAAAATTTACGATTTTGAAGAAGATGAAAAAGAAAAAAAGAAAAAAGATACTATCGTCGGTAGATTTCTTACTAAGAGAAAAGAAAAGAAAGCCGATAAAGTCGCTGCGGACGCTGCGGCTACTGCAAAAGCACAAGCAATAGCAGATGCTAACAGACCTTATTCGGGCCCTACTTATAGAAATGAAGATGGAAGCGCTATTAGTCAAGATTTTAAAAATACAACCGCTTCACTACGTAATTATGATGCAGATGTTTTATATGCAAAAGGTGGTAGAGTCGGATACTTCTTTGGTGGTAGAGTAAATTTTAAACACGGAGGACTAGCAAGTATTTTATAATGGCAAAACTTGTACAATCATTAACTAAAGCAAGTAGAGAATATGATGAGAAGACTTCTCAATCTTTAGTAAGAGATATTAACGGTATCATAACAAAATTAAACTCTTCTTTTCAAGAAGAAGTAAAACAGGAGATAGAAGCTAAGAGTTTCTTTTTAGAATAATGGCAGTAGTAAACCAGTACAAATTTGTAGGTATAGATAATAATACAACAGGAAGTGCTTTGTCTCCATTGGGTACAAGTATACCAGGTGTTAATGAAACTATAATTATTAAATCATTACTTGTTACATCTGCAAGCACACCAACAGTTACAGTAACAAACAACAGTATAACAGCTATTAAATCTGCAGCATTAACAGCAGACGTTACAACAGAATTATTAACACAACCATTAATCGTAGAAGGCGGATCTGCTTTTACGATACAATCAAGTAACACAGGTTCATTTGACGTAGCTATCAGCTACTTAAACATTAAAAAGGAGAAAATAGACTAATGAATGAAGTAAAAATGTTAACACCAAAAGAAATAATAACTACAATTTCAAACAAAAAAACAGGGGTCGTTTACGAAAGTGAAGAAGCTTTAAAAGCAGCGAATATACCTGAAGAAGATGTCAAAAGAGATGTTAGAGTAATAATGCCAGCTCTTGATTTGTCTGCAGAAACAAAGTAAAACAGATAAAATAAGGATAAATTTATGGCAATATCTAGAATGCAGCAACCCCAACAAATACAATCAGGAATAGGTTCCTTACAGGACCCTAGACAAGGTTATTTTCTAGGTAAACTTGTAAAGAAAGCTGGTCGTGCTGTAAAGAAAATTACTAAAAGTCCTTTAGGTAAGATGGCCTTATTAGGATTAGGTGGTTATTATCTTGGTGGTGGTACTAAACTAGGTGGTAGTCTGTTTGGTAATACTGGTTTTGGTACATCTAGACTAGCTGGTATTGCAAAAGGTTTATTTAAAGCACCGGGCACAGATGGTAAAGGCGGTGGTTTTTTACAAGGTTTACTTAGAAATGACAAAGGTGATTTTAGTCCAGGTAAAATAGCATTAACTGGCCTAGGTGCTACAGCTTTAGCAGCTCCATTCTTAATGGGTGGTGATGATGAGGAAGAAGTCGTTGAAGAGCAAATGGATCCAAGATACCAGGTTCAACGTGCAAGAAATTATTACAGCGGTGCAGGTGATGCAGGTGCTGGTTTAGATTTTATGCCACAGAAAAAATATGTAATGCAAAATTTTTACGCAGCTGATGGTGGTCGTGCGGGTTATGCTAACGGCATGATGGTTGAAGACGACGAAGAAGAATTTATAAGATCAAGTGCAGGTCAAAGAAGAAGAATGCCTCAAACATTTTTAAACATGGGTGGTGATGCAGGTCAAGCACAAGCTGAACAAATGTTAATGATGGAATATGTTAAGTACAAAAACAAAGGTGGCGACTTATCTTTTGAACAATTTGTAAAAGCAGTAATGCAACAAGCTGAACCGGAAGGCGCAGGCATGGAACAACCACAACCGGTTATGATGGCGGCAGATGGTGGACCTGTACCAGATTCTACAGTTTCAGGTTATACAACACCAGCAGGTTATAACAAATTTGATTACAGATCAGGTGGAGTTCCGGTAAGAGTAGGAGCACAAGAAGGTGGGATCATGGAAGCTGAAGCATCAGAAATGATTGACATGGGTGGCATGGAAAAAGATTTTAGAAACGAAGGTGGTTTTGTAGCAATGGGTGGCAAAGAAAGAGCTGACGATGTGCCTGCTAGACTATCTAAGAATGAGTTTGTATTTACAGCAGATGCTGTTAGAAATGCAGGAGGCGGCGATATAGATAAAGGCGCTGAAGTTATGGAAAATTTAATGAGTAATTTAGAGCAGGGCGGTGAAATTTCTGAAGATTCACAGGGTTTAGAAGGAGCACAAGCAATGTATGATCAACAACAAATGTTACAGTCGAGGGTAGTATAATGGCAATATCAGATTTTTTAGAACCAGCAGTAAAAGATTACGCTGAACAGGCGAAAGCCACATACTCCGCACCAATAGATACAAGTAAATTTACGGGTCGTGGTTTTGTAGCGGGTGAAGATCCTTTACAAACACAAGCAATCAATCTTGCACAACAAGGTGTAGGTTCTTACTCACCATTTTTAGCTGCAGCACAAACTGCACAGACAGCAGGAGCCGGGGCTCTGGGAGATTCAGCAGCAACAATTGGTGGACTAGGTGCTTTAACAGGACCACAAGCTTACCAACCTTTTATGTCTCCGTATCAATCACAAGTTATTGATGCAACTTTATCAGAGTATGACAAGCAAGGAAGAGCAGGAGAACAAGCAATCAGAGACCAGGCTGTAATGTCGGGTAACTTTGGTGGTGGTAGAGAAGGTGCACAATTAGGTCAATTTCAATCTGATAGATTAGCAGACAGATCAGCACTACAAGCATCTTTATTACAACAAGGTTTCACTCAAGCTAATCAACTAGGTCAACAAAATTTTATGAACCAAGGATCTATTGGTACAGCACAACAAGGTTTAGCTGGTGCATACGGAAATCAAATGAACCAACAATTTGGTCTATCGGATTTTGGTAGAACAGGTATGGGTCAAGATGTTTCTGCACTAGGTTCTCTTGGAGGATTACGTCAAGGTCAACAACAAGCTTTATTATCTGCTGATCAACAAGCAGCACAGACTGGAGCGTACGAACCTTATGGAAGACTATCACAATATGGTAATACATTAACAGGTTTAGCTGGTGGTGTATCAGGATCACAGTATGCGGAACCTCAAGCAGGAAATCCATTCCAAACAGCATTAGGTACGGCTACAGGTCTTGCTGGATTGTTTGGTAAAATATACGGGTAATTAATTATGAAGCCATTAAATAGACCAATGTTTAGATACGGCGGCCCTATCAAAGAGGGTGTTATGTCGGGGATCAGGGAACCTAAAAAAGATGGTGGCGCTATGAAAGCAGCTTTGGTTGGTAATCCAATTTATCCCAAAACAGATGGTAGAGAACATCATGCTGTTATGGCAGCAGTACCTGCATTTATGGGTTTAAATGCTTTAAGAACAGGTGCAATGGCACTTGGTCGAAGAGCAATTCCTAAAATAGCAAATTTTTTTAGAACAAAAACAGGTGAAATAGGAGCAGGAACTGCAAAAGTTCGTACGTTACCGCCAATGACCGCAGGTAGAAACTTATCAAAAAATATAAAAACTGTTCCTAAACAAGGACCAGGTCAACCTATATACGAACCAAATTATTTAGGAAGAGATCCATTAGTTAAAGCAGCTGGTGGACTTTATAAAACAGTTACTAGCCCTACAGCAAAAGGTATAGGAGCTAAAACAGTAAGATTTGCAACATCGCCTTCCTCTATTATAGCAGGTACAGCTTATTATTTATGGCCAGATGGAAAAGAAAGAACGACTCCACCACCACTAGGAGATAGTGGTAGAGTTGGTACGTCTGGAGCACCAGGTGGCGGGGACCCGGGAATGTATTTAACTCCTCAAGGAGACGCGTCTAAAAAAGGTGGCGGCGTAGAATTATCTGCAGAAGAAAGACGTGCTAAAAATGTTGAGAGATACAGAGACATCATGGACATTAAAGGTATGAACAAAGATGCTGCATACAATTCTTTAATTGCAGCAAGCCAAGCTATCAATGAGTCTGGAGATTTCAAAGGTGATATTAAATCAGGTAAATTAATTAATCAAATTATTCAAGCAACTAGCAAACAGTTTGACAAACCTAAAGCAACTAAAGATGCTATCGATTCACTAATACTTAAAGGTGAGATTGAAAAAGATATCAGAGCTTCTGATCCAACAGCCAAACAAAAAGCTAGGTTGACTGAAAAACAAATAGCAATTGCTGATAAATCATTAGCAGGTGATAGTTTCTCTGATATTATTACTGAAAGATATAAAAAAGGTAAAGTACCAAGAGGTAACGAGTTAGCTGGTATACTTCGTGCAACAGAAAAAGTAGATGTTACAACAATTGATTCAACTAAAATACCTTCTGGTGTAGACCCACAAACATTTTTTGAATCACAGATTCAAGAATCTATAAAAGCAGGGACTCCAGTAAATCCGGGGTACTATGTTATAAGTGATAGAGTGCTTATTGTAGATGAACAAGGTAACGTAACCCCACTATTATAGGAGGGTAAATGTCTATTTTTGATACAGGCAATTTCGAACCAAGAAACAATGTCGGCACAATAGAATCAATGTTATCAGGTGTAGCGTCAGGTCTTATTGCTATACCAAAAGGTTTCTTTTCTTTAGGTGCAAGTCTTATGGACTTAGGAGTTAACAGCGGTAAAGCTGCTAGAGTTGAGGCATGGTTTGACGATCTTACAGAATTTGATGAGAAAGCAGAAGCAACAGCTGCTGGTAAAATTACAGAAGCGTTAGTTAACATTGGTATCCCTGGTGGTATTGCATTTAAATCTGCTAGCGGTTTAGCAAAAGCTTCTATGCTTGCAGGTAGAAATAATAAATATGTAAAACTAGGAAACAAAAGTTTAGTTGGTGCAGCTGATGAGGCATTAGAACTTACAACAAAAGGTAAAGGCCGACAGTTTATAGCTGGTGCGTTAGGTGGTGGTGCAGCAGAAGGTGTGTTTGTTGGTGATGCAGAAGCTATTGGTACGTTTGGTGACCTGTTAGGTGGACCTACAGCAATAGACAGAAGTCAAACAGATCCAGATGCAACACGAGAAATATTAAACAGAATTAAATTCGGCACAGAGGGTGCATTGTTTACAGGTGTCCTAAGTGGTACAGGTAAAGTTATTAAAAAAATAACAAACAGGAACAAGGGATTAGACACAGCTAACTCAGAATTAGATAGATGGATTGATACTGTTGCTTCAAAATTTAGAGCACGTAGTGGTAAGACACAAGAGTTCTTTGATATAGAAAGACAATCTATTGGAGCACAAGCAGCTGATGCGAACGTTGCAAGAAATTTATCTAGAGATCTAGATGTAGATGTCGACAAACTATTTCCACCTATGCGTACTGTATTTAATAAACAAAGTGCAAAAGAAAGATCTGCATTTTTAAGTGAAGTAAATGATGCGTTATTATCTGGTGAAGCAAAACTAGGTGATGATGGTGTTGCAGCATTTGGTAAAATGGATGACGCAGCTATACAAAAAGTTAGAGATAAGATTAAACAGTTTGCACCTAACCCAGAAAAAGCTGCTGAGTTAGAAAAATCTATTATAGGTGGTCTATCTATAATGAGAAGTAAATGGTCAGAGTTGTTTTCTAAACTTGGTGGATCATTAGATGCTGCAGATATACAAACATTTAAACAATTGTTTGGTGGCAAATTTAAAAACTATTTAGGTTCTACGTATGACATTTTTCAAGACAAAAGTATTTTACCATGGATGAGATACAAACCTGCAGCGCAAGCAATTGATAACGCTAAAGATTTATTTAAAGCTAGTGCAAGAGAAGCTGGTAAAGACTTGTCCGATTTAGAAGCAGAGCAGATAGTAAACAACGTATTAAAAACTTCTGGCTTACCCAAAGGTTTAAGAATGGACAAACCTTCTGATGCATTATTTAATATACCTGATTTCTTTGTAAATAGAACAGCGTTAGATGATGCGGTTAAACGTGGCGGTGTTGCTAGAGTATCTATTAGAGATATAGCATCGGAAGCAGATCAAAAAGTATTTAATGATTTGTTTGGTAAACAAAAAAATCCTATGCAAACTATGATAGGTGGTATGGCTAAACTATCTTTAATCACACGTCGTAATTTATTCTATGATGATTTAATTAAAAAGAACGACGAGGTAAGTGAAGTATGGAGAAATGCAACGGATAAAAATTCTGTATCACAACCTATGTTTGCTAGATCAGAAGCAGAAGCAAGAGCTTTTTTTGGTGATGACTTTCAAAGAATTGCAGTCATTGACCCTGCACAAACTTTAAACGTAAACATTGCATCAGGTGCAAGTAATCCTTTTGGCGATGTTGCAAAACCTATGTTTGCTAGAAAAGGTGTGGCAGAAGCTCTAGAGAAAACATCTTTGACTACACAGAGTCCAGGTATACTTGGTAGACTGTATGAAAGTTTAGTATTGTATCCTAAAGCTACATCACAAATAGCTAAAACAATTTTATCACCAGTTACACACTTACGTAACTTTGTAAGTGCTGGAGCTTTTGCTGCAGCAAACGGTATCTTACCAGCAGCAGACCCTGCTGCAATTAAACAAGCATACCAAGCATTACAAACAGGACTAAAAGGTACAAGACAACAGAATGATTTGTACCAAGAACTACTAGAGCTTGGTGTTGTAAACTCTAACGTAAGACTTGGAGATCTATCTAGACTATTACAGGATGTAAACTTTGGTGAGACTATGACGTCTGACAAAGGTATGAGATTATTATTAAAACCACTATCAAAATTAAAATCTGTGTCGCAAGACTTGTACACAGCTGAGGATGACTTTTGGAAAATATATTCTTGGGCTGTAGAAAAATCTAGATTAGAAAAAGCATATGAAAAGATTGGTGTAACAAGAGGACAATTTTTTAAACGTAATGGTGTTGATGTAAGACTTGATGAAAAATTTTTAAAAGAAGAGGCAGCTGATATTGTAAGAAACAATATACCTAACTACGATTATGTATCTGACTTTGTAAAAGGTTTAAGAAAATTACCTATCGGTAACTTCGTATCGTTTCCAGCAGAGATTGCTAGAACAGGTACAAATATTGTACGACGTGCATTAAGAGAAATTAATGAGA